TCCATCAGGGTCAGATATAGTAGCATCCTCAAAGGGTTTTTTAGTTTCGTGGTCATAACAATTTTTATCTGCTCCTGCATAAACTACTGGAGGGTCTCCTACTAATGCTATAAACTCCAAAGTATCTAATTCACACTGTTGTTCTCCATCACTTATTAAAAATGCTCTAAACATTATTTTCTCATTTGTAACTGGAAAACTTCCAATATTTGTATGAACAGTTGAAACATCATTATATTGGTCAGACGTAACTGCCCAAGAAGAACCATTCCAATAACGCCAATTAACACCTTCATCATCAGATAATTGATAGGCTAAATTTCCTTGATTACCTCCACCTAACGATTCTACAAAGGCTGTAAATTGAGAAAGACCACTAACTTCCCAAGAAGTTGTAGGTTTTATTGTTGGTTTATCGGCTGGATAATTATTTTCTCTACCAGTTCCAGAATTATATCTATAAGTAACTTCTTCTTGAGATAATTCTTTATCATAAATTATTAAATCATCAAATAATCCATTGTAATATCTAGTGCTAAAATTTCCAGTAATTAAAGACCCAGAATTTAAGATTGAACTAGCTAAATTATCGTGTAGAGTTGATAAACTTCTATTAACTCCATCAACATAAATATGTATTCCTGATGGCGAAGAATTGCCATTATAAGTCATTATAGCTTGATGCCAGTTATTATCATTAAAAGTATTACTTGTATGCACCATTATATAACCATCTGATACTCCCTTAGCATAAAATCTAACCTCTCCCGTATGTAAATAAAATATATAACCATTTCCATCATTCTTACCAAAAAATGGTCTATAATCTCCATTATCTGTGGTTTTAAACCAAGCCTCAAAACTAAATTTATCTGTTCTTTCAAATCCTGCAATATTACCATAATTTATAGTTTGATTTATTCCATTAAAAGATAAACAAGTATTTAATTTACCTACTACTGAAACTGGGTTATTTATAGGAGTTCCATCTCTTCCATTTCCAGAAGAATCTATAACTGTTTCTCCAGTTTCTTCATTCAAATGCCAGCGAGCATAAACATTATTTAAATCTTCTTTTAAAGAAACAATTCCTCCATCCACTAAAATCTTAGAAGTATCATAAATATATTCTGCTGGAATTGTAAATGGATAAATTTTATTCGCCATATTATTTCCTTAATTCTTTGTTTTATGAGTTAGCCACTACTATTCCATCTAAAATCGTCTTATCGCCAGCTATCAACTCATTGGTAAAAACTACTTTTAATAATGATGTGAGTTCATCCCAACGACACCACTCTATGGTTTTATCTGTCATCTCTGAGCTAGCAACATCTAAATGTATTTGGTCTAAATTCGGCATACTTGTTTTATCAGTATATTCGTATAACATTTATTTTGCCTCCAATTATATTTTTCTCATAGATAATCTAACTCTACGAATTGATGCAGTATCCGCTTCAGCTTTAAAATCTACATCTATTGTGTGTAAATTAGTATCAACAAAGTTTAATTTTTTAAATCCAGAACAATTAGTAAATTCACCCACTATAGCAGGTTCTCTAACGATATGATTGATTTGAGTTATATCATCTAATTCAATCTTGACATAAGTGCTTGAACCAGATTTACTATTGGTAATTTCTAGTGACCACTCTAATAAGTAATCTCCAGTAGAGGGAGGTGTAAAATTCATTCTAAACTTTTGTTGCCAAGCTATATCTGTAGTAGCTGATACTGTTTCATCTGCTACATAAGCAGTATCTATTATAGGTCCAGTTGGTCCAGTAACACCTTGAATACCTTGCGGACCTGTCGGACCAGTTGTGCCTGTGCTACCTTGTAGACCAGCCTGACCAGTAACTCCTTGTGGACCAGTGGGACCTGTAGTTCCCGTTCCTGTCGGACCAGTTGGACCTGTCTTTCCAGTTATATCAGTAACTCCATGAGGATTATCTGTACGAACATCGTGATTACCATCTGTTACTAAATCGAGTTCTGTTTTATTTGAATGTGCATGCTTTTTAGCTAAAAGGTCAGTATCTATTTCACCATCTTTAATTAATACTCCTTCAACTGTTATGCCCGCATCAAGTGTGTATTCATTTATTGTGTCTATAAATCCACAACCTGTTACATCAAGTCCACAATCAAATTTAAACTTGTCTTTGGTTTCCTGCCAAATAATTTCTCCATCCCCATTATTACCAGAAAATTTAATTCTATAATCTACACCAGTCGCACCATTTCCTATTCTAAGTGCTTCTGGTAGAGAGGTATCTATATGTGCTCTTCCATCGGCATCTACTATAAATTTATCTGTCCTCAAAGCTACATCAGTATTTTGAATGTGTTTTTTGGCGACAGCATCTGTTAAATCGTTCATATCTTCTATGATTACAAAATCTTTTATTTCAGATTCAGGATGAGTAGGGCAAGTGACATTCTCATCAATGGTCTCCTGTTCTAAATACTCATAATGGGCTCCGTCTATACAATAAAATCTAACTTTATACATAATTTATACTCCTTTAAAATTCTATTATTAGCCCTGAAACATATACTTCATCTGCTAAAGGGTCTTTTGCCTGAACTTCAAACATCGCTTCTCCAGAAGGTAAATTTGATAATGTTCCTAAATCTACTACAATAGGTACTAAACTACTTATTCCTGTTACTTCACAAATAGCATTAGCATTAGTTAAATCGTATATTCTAACATCTCCAGGTTTCGCTGCTGTTTTAACATGTATTATCGCTTTAATTTTAGTAGGGCTTCCTAATATAGTAGTTCCTTTAAAAATAAGACTGGTAAGAACTGTATAAGTAGTATTTTTGGCGAGTAAATAATTATTAGCATTACCACTCAGAGTAATCTCTATACATTTAGCACCATTAACTAAAGTATTTACTTCAGCTTGGGTATATGCCCCTACTTGAGCAGAAGTAACTGTATGAGGATTGTCGGTTAAATCTTTATGAGTAACAGCGTCTTTTACATCTGCCACAGCGACTTCATTGACCCCGCCTTCATCTAATTTTTGGTCTGTACCTTGAGTATGGGCTTTAGTAACCGCATCATCATAAGTGGTCTTTAAAGCACTTGTAAGAGCTTCCTCTATTAAATCGAGAATAGCCTTATTAGCATGCGTGTGCTCGTTAATAACACAGGAATCATAGGCGTCTTTTAAAGCAGTTGTAAATGCTTCCTCGATAGCATCTAACGTTACTTTGTTAGCATGAGTATGTTCATTCGTAACACAAGAATCGTAGGCAGTCTTTAATGCAGAAGTAAACGCTTCTTCTATCAAGTCTAAAGTAGCTTTATTTGAATGTTCATGTGCTTTTGTAACAGCATCGTCATATGCTGTTTTTAAAGCAGATGTCAATGCTTCCTCTATAATATCTAAGGTAACTTTATTGTCATGACTATGTTTTATATCAACTGCATCTTTAATATCTGCGACTGCTACTTCACTAGCCCCACCTTCGTCTAATTTGGTGTCTGTATTCTGGATATGTGCCTGTTCTACAGCTTCTGCTGTCTCATCATCCTGAATTTTGTCATACTTAGTTGGTTTAAATCTGTCCATTATTATTGCCTCCTAATTTTTATTTTGATAAGAGAGAGAGGCTTAACTGACTTCCCTTATTATTTTTAATTAAACAGTTGTATCGCTAACTATAATAGATGCAACTTTATCTTGGGCATTATAGCTGTAAGTCGATAATTTTGCAGGCTGTCCACCAGCTGCTCCTGTTGCGTATTCTTTGATAGTTTCAACCTTGCCAACCCCATTTCCAGCAGCTACATATGTATATTCTGCTGTAATATTAGCCTTATTTAATGGGTTCTCATCGACATCCACAACTCCTGAAATTGTAGAAACTCCTGTAACATGAACTGTTCCATCAGCATCTACTTTAATATACTTAGCATTGCCCACAGTTCCATCTGTAGAGGCAACTTTTAGATTATCTATATTGAGTGTCAGAGCATCCACTGATAATTCAGTATCAACCTTTAATACACCAAGTCCATCGGCATCTAATGTCGCTGCCAAGGGGACAAAGTTCACTGCCCCATTTGATTTGTGTGATCCATAGAGTCTCGCCATAACTTCCTCCTTTTATTTTTGATTAAATATTAATATTCGTTGTTCTACTTTACCTAAATTTTTTAACTCGTGCTCCCATACGATAAGAGTTTTATAACCTAATTTTTTAAAATAATTTATCCTTTGCTGTTCTTCTTGCTTCTTAGTTCGACCTGTTCTCTTTTTTGAATGCCAATAATCGCCATTCATTTCGATAACTTTTTTCTGACCATTTACATTTACAAAATCTGGAATTTTTGTTCCTAAAGTCATCACAGTACCTTTAACATTTATTTTATACTCATTTGGCAATAATCTTTGAAGAAGTTTATTCAATTGTTTTTCTGATTTATTTGGTATCGCTTGTCCAGCCTTCATAAAAGCTTTGATTTGTTTTTCTCTAAACTTTTTATTTTGCCATAATTTTTTCAGCGTCTTACTAATTTTAGGACATTTTTTACCCTTTTTCGCATGAGTTGGACACTTTTTTGCGTTCCAAGAAATTTCTGTCTTAATTCCTTTCTTAAGGCAATCTATACAAAAGTTTTTCCTTGCAGTTCGTCCATCTGTGAAATTGGGATTATTTGGTCCCGATAAATATGGTCGCTTCTTACCTATAAGAGCCTCGCTAATTGTCCTAATTGGAATATTATATTTCTTTAATTTATTAACAATAATGCTTGAACCACAACCAATTTCCTTTCTTATCTGCCACTTAGATTTTTGCTTTTGAACATATTCTCTTTCTAAAAATTCTTGATTTACTTGGGGATATTTATCATGTCCATAATTCCAATGCTCTTTGCCTATAGGGAAAATTGTCTTTCTTACTTTAGGATTTTTCATAGAAATACCAAATTCCCTCATCCGACGACAAACTGTACTCATACTGCAACCAAAAATTTTCCCTATTTCAGAAGTAGATAAATCTTGTTCCCAGTATAAATTATTAAGTTTTTCTTTAGACATTTTATATTTAACTGGTTTTATTCTAGATTTACCTTTAAGAGATTCACTAAGATTTCTTATCTTTATACCAAATCTTATCAGTGCTCTTCTCACTGTATTAGGTGAGTAACCAATTATTTCTGCTATTTTTCTTGGAGACAAATCCTGCTTCCAATATAAATCATAAAGTTTATTTTTTGATATTTTCATTTCGGATTCCGCATGGTTTTATTTATTTTTAAAAGGTGACTTGCGTCTTTACACCTTTGTTATCTCCACCGCAAAAAACAGAACATAATTACAGTCAAAGCAAAATAAATCGTTTGTAAAATTTTATCGAATTTGTGTTGTGATACATGATTGGTGAAGTGCGTCTCTAAATTCTGCAAACCTTTTTCTACCTTACCAACAGCATTAGATAGTTGAACCAATATATCTGTATGATTTTGCTCTATCATTTTATATCCTTCGTATACTTCTTTGCCAGCTTTTTACTTAATAATTCCTGATTTACATTTTCACCATTTAAGTATATTATAGCTAATGAATGTTCCTTCGCCAACTTTATATCAATTTCCGATTGCTTTCCTACAAGTTTAGTTTCCAAATATTTTACAGCCTCATCTGCTTTATCATTATTTTTGAGAGAAGAAATATCTTTTAAACGTAAAGTTGCATTAACTTTTATTCCAAATCCCAGAGATATTTCAGCATCAAAAGTATTAATATTCCTTATGTTATTTATTGTGGCTTCATATCTCATTAACTTTTCCCTGAACTTTTTTAAAACCAGTAGGAGTGAGGCTCGTAAGCCTCGCTCCCACCAGATTAATTATCAACTATTACACAAAGCTATTCTCCAAACCACTGATTCTCACGATTGACCCAACTCCAAGGGTCTGTTTAAAATCAATTCTTTCAGAGATTACCACTCTAAGAGCATCGGCTTCGATAATCTTATCAGATTCAAACTTTACCTTCCGTCTGTCCCCGATAATAACCGCATCCTTTCTCATTAGAATAGCAACACCTTTATCAGCCCCTGTAAGTGCTCCACCTTCCATTACGCTAACTGTCAATTCTTCAGGAATGTAAGGAGACTCAATGAGTTTAATACCCATATATTGCCCTAACTCACCTTTAAGAATCGTTGCATTCGGACCATATTTTTCAACGGTCAGAACAGAAGTTTCTTGGCGTAATTTAGAAGCAGTGTAAGGACTAACTAAAAGTATCAGCTTATCAACACCACGACCATACTTGCCCATCGAAACTCTAGCAACTTCAATAGTAGCTAACAAAGAAGTAGCATAAGCTACAATTTTTGCAGCACCCATTTTAAGAACTCCTTCAAGAGCTTCTCTAACATCCTGAGCATTAGACCAAACCAGTGCTGGATCGCCTTGAATCATAGCTTTCTCTTCAGCAGTAGCGACTCCTTCTGCAAAAGCATCCCTTATAAGGGGAAGCATTGCAACCTTGGAATCCTCTTCCACCTCGGTAGAAATATCAGTATACGCCATCAACTTTTTAGCCACCAAAGTAACCTTACCAGCAAAAGCAGTATCAAGACTGGATTTTGCAGTAGGGGCAGTAGCCTCACCAGAGACATAATATACCGTAGCATCCGCATCGATTCTAGGAATCTCAAAAGTAGCTGTAGGCATAGTTATCGTTCTGAAAAGTGCACGGGCATAATTCTTCTCCCTCACCAAGGCTACAAACTCTGTAGCATACTCAGTAGGTAAAAAGTTACCGATTTCAGATGATAACAAATCCTCAGCATCAGCTTTCTGTAATCCTATTCCAACAGCTTTCTTAATTGCATCGTCTAACATATCTTAAAACACCTCCTGTCTTTGTTGATTCAACCTAGCACAATTTTTCTAGGACTATTATTTTTGTGTTCCATATACAATTCGTGACCAACCTTTATCGGATGTCTTTTTTACATCCTTTTCCTTCTTCTCCTTGGCCTTTTCATCGTTGGCATAAGGAGCATCTGCTATAAAACTTTTTCTCTGCGGTTTTTCCTCTACTTTTTCTTCCACTTTCTTTTCAACCTTCGGCTCTTCTTTCTTTTCCTCGGCTTTAGGTTTCTCTGCTAAAAGTTTCTCACCACAATCTTGGCAAACTTGCTCAATACAAGGAGTACCTCTCTTATGAGCTACTTCTTTATCACATTTGGGGCAGTAACAAGTATCTCTACCACCATCCCCTTGTCTTGGCTTACCCTGTCCCTGACCTTCCCCAACTTCAGGGGCTTTTTCTTCCACTTTAGATTCTTCTAGTTCCTTTGTTGGAAGCCTTGAGAGAACCTCATCAATCTTTTTACCTAAATCCTTAAGACTCGCCAAAACTTCTTTTAGTGGAGCTTCAGGAGCGGGGTATTGCTTTCCAGCCTCCCCTTCCTTTTTAGGATATGGATATTTCTCAGGATAAGGATATTCCTGCCCAACCAATTTTGATACCTTCGCCTTTATCTCCTGCAATATAGCTTTTACATCTTCATTGGTTTCCTTTGCAATGAGTTTATCCAATAAGAAAATAATATCCTTGACCTCTTCACCTAATTTTGCATAAGGATAAGGATAGGGATAATAAGGATAAGGATATTGCTTAGCATCTTCTACCTCATCAATTAGATTTTCCCATCCTGCTGCGTCATCGTCTTCTACCTTTTCTTCCTTGGCTTTCGGCTCTTCCTTTACTGGCTCAGATTTTTCCTCTTTCACTTCAGAAACTATGTCCTCGGTTTTATCTGGTAAAAGATTAATTTGGATAGTAGAAGCAGGTTCAATCTTTGTATCCTCTACTTTTTCTTTTTCAGTAGCCTCTTTATCCTCTTTTTCATATTTCTCCAAATCCTTTTTCTGAACATCTTCTTTTTCCTCTACTACTTTAGTATCCTCTTTCTTTTCTACTTTTATAGTTTCCTCTGCTTTCTTCTCCACAACCTTTTCAACCTTCTTTACTTCGGCTTTGGGTTCTGTCTTCTCAACAGTATCAGAAGTTCCATCGGGAACAGTAATGTCAGTAGTAATATCGGAACTAATAGGTTCGATTTTTTTCTCTTCCATCTCTTTCCCCTCCTTTCTCTTTTTGATTTCGTCTGTAATCGCCATATTAAATGACTTATTGACTAATGCGAATTTCGCTTCAGGATTAGCTGGTAATCCTACCACACTTACCTCAAACAGTTCTATTCCTGTAATCTCATTATAAGGTTTACCATCTTTTCCTACTTTCTCCTCTGATGATGTTACTCTACCACCAATACTAAAACTATCAAGAATGTCCTCCTCTATCAGTGTCCATAGTTGGTCGGCTGTTTGTGATATTTCAACAATAACTTTCAAACCTTTGTCATCAACTCCAGTTTCAATAACTTTTCCGACAGGGAATTTTGCATGTTCGTGTTCGTAGAAAACAGTGTGGTTTTCAAGCAAATGGTCGGCAGCCTGTCTAAGTGCGTCCATACTAATGACCTCATTCTGCCTATCAAGGGCAGCAGTAGAAGCATATCCTCTGATAAGACGCTTACCACCTTTATCGGATTTCTTTAAAATATCTGTATAAACCTTAAACTGTAAGTTGTCAAATAGATTGTTCATTTCGTTTCCTCTCCTTCTTCACCTGGTAAAATTACGCTCCCACGATTTTTACATGGTCTATGATAATGCTTTTTTACTTCCTCATCATAATATATTTCTTTCTCACCAATTTCTTTGTGACAATAAGGACATTCCCAAATTTCCTTGGGAACATTTACTATAATGACTTTAACTTTTCGAGCTTCCTCTGTGTCTTCTTTTACAAGTTCTTTCTTAATCATATCAACAATTTCTTCCATTGACTTCAAACCAATTTTACCATTAACTAATTCTCTGGTTTTTAAAACCTTCTTTAGTGATTTTTCTAAATCACTAAATTCCACAATATCTCTACCATCATCAGCAGAAAGTAATAGTGCATAAACTAAAACTTCCTTTAGATGAGCTCCAGTTAGACCATCGGACTTCGATGCAATATCTCTTAAGCATTTATCTTTATTGGTAATGTTCATAGGTTGTGCAAGTTTATTTAAAATTTCATATCTAAGTTGTTCATCTGGCAAACTGAATATAATAACTTCGTCAAAACGACTCGGCCTATCCAGAAGAGCTTTTGGCAATCTATCAGGATAATTTGTGCAAAGAATAGTGCAAATACCATCTACAGAAGTGAGTCCATCCATTTGGGTTTTTACTACACCAACGGCAGAACTCTTTTCTAAATAATCATCTAAATCTTCCATAAAAAGAATACAAGGAGCTAGTTCTTTTGCCATATCATACATATATTTAATATCTTCACTATAACAAACCATATCCTGTGTAACCCATATAAATGTGCAATCACTTTGAGCCAGTAAAATTTTACCTGTTAGAGTTTTGCCAGTTCCTGGAAGGCCAGTAAGAATTAAACCTCTTTTGTAAGGAATATTATTCTTATCATATATTTCCTTCTTATTAAAAAATTCTAATGCTCCTACTCTAATTGCTTCCTTTTTCTCTTTAGGTAATTTTACATCGTCAAAAGTTAAATTCGGAATAGGTAAGAACTCTCCAGCAGGAGTTATTTTTTCTCCTTTATAAAAATTATTTTCAGCCATATATTTCTCAACAGACTTCAAAAAATTCAAAGTAAACTCAGATTTTTCCTCTGGATAATAAATATCTAAATACATACTTCTACTTCCAGGTTCAACAGAAACAACTATTCTATTACCATCTTTTTCAACTAATCTATAACCACTAACAAGAAGCTCTTCTCTTTTATCTCTACCAACTGCTAGATAAGAATATTCTGGAGCAGCTAATTTACCACGACTAATACCAAAAGGAGAATGAACTGTGTAGTCTTTTAAAATTTCTGTAACTGCTTTAAAAAATAATGCTGCTTTAAAACCTGGAAAACTCTTATGCAGTGTTCGTCTTTTATGCGGTTTTGTCCCTAAAAATTTATCAATAATACCTTCTGTTTCTGGCTCAAATTCCGTTAAATCAATAACCTCTTTTACTTCGCCATTACCATACATTTTATTCATTATCTTTCCTCTCCTGGCAATCCGCTTTTAGCCATTACCCAAATATCTGTTTTCGGGTCTTCTCTCATAAATATGTATATTCCTTTAAGATTTTTTCCTTTAAATCTGACTTTCTTGAATAAATCTGAATCTTCCAAAACCTCGGCTTCGCCATCATCTATCAAAACTGTATAAGCTGGTGTATTTTTCGTCGGATTTGCATCTTTATTTACAATAGTCCATAATCTTTCCAGATGGTCCATCCAAACCTTGTCATCCTTTTTTAATCGTGGAAACCTAACTGGTTTAGAAGTAAATATTTTACCTTTTTTGTCTTTAACAGTATAAATTTGTCCTTCGGCAGTTTCATCCGCTTTTTCTATTACAGTTACCTCAACAAGTTCGTCTATTACGCCAGCAGGAGCCAGTGAACCATTCCATTTTAGTGCCTCTTTAACCTTGCAGGGCTTATACACACAGGTTGTTTTATCAATTACTGATGGATTTTCGGTGCATTGAAAATGAGGAAATGGTAATTCTCCATTATCTATTCTAACATCCCAGTGTTGTTCAGATGGGCCACGCCTAACAACTATCGGTCCCCTCCACCAGTGCCAATGTAATGCAAATGGGAATGTTCCCACTTTTTTTGTTCTTGACCCTCTCCCTGTTTGGTCAATACTAGCACCGCATTTTGGACATTTCACATAACCCATTCCAGACTCTGGAACTGTGAGATAGTCAAATTCAAAATTGCAGAACTGGCATTTTACATTATCTTGTTCTTTATTATCGGTTTTTGCTTTCTTTGGTTGTTTTTTCAAATATTCAAAATAAGCATCCCTAATTTTTCGCCTTTCGCTCGTGCTTGTCTTTGTCCAATATCGAAATTCGTCTGGAACTTTCTTTTTCAAGTCTAAAGGTAATGCTGAAAAATCTTTTGGTGGAACCCATTTTTTATTTACTGCCCGTCGTGAAATAACATATGGAACTTGCACAATCGGTTGGATAGCAACCCAAAACACACCTACTCGTGGTGCACCTTCTGGAATTTCCGACGGTGGTAGAATAATTTTTCCCAAATCAGATTTTCTAAATACTATGCAACCATTCTTAGTCAGTGGAATCCAATTGACTTCGGATGGGCTAAGTTCATTATCTACATAAGCCAATGAAGCATTAAAACTGTTTAAAATATATTCTGGTAAAATTCCTTTTTCTATCAAATTTTCAATAGCTTTTTGTTCTAATCTACGAAATACTAATCTGCCCTTTAGTTTACCATCCATCCAATATTCGTGATAATATGTTTTCTGGCAAAGATACTGTGCTTTACCTTTATCTATAATTAAAAATACTGCTGGATATTCTTTGGTCGCCCCAACTGTTCCAGCAGGAGCAATCCCTTGAACTTCCATCCATTCAATTGGAATTCTCGCTTTTTCGTGGGCTCGCAACTCTGTTGGCTTTACTTGCCCAGCAGCAGTTCTTCTCATTGCAAATTTCCCAGTTTTCCAGTTAATTTTAAATGCCTTGCCCTCTTTCTCAATTCTTCTCGCTTCTTTCATAGTTACTACTGGCTCTTTAATAACACCCTTAATCAAATCATCCATTGTCCATCCAATTGCGTATTCGCCACGCTTTGCTATTATACGTAAATCAGAATGCAAACTCTTGCCCCTCCAATGGTGATGCACCACATATTTATAAGGACCTTTATCCTCTGGCGGGACTTCTTTATAGAGTAGGACTTGTTTCTCTAACATTTTTTTGGTTTCTTCTAATTTTTCTGGTGGTGTTTCTAAAAATTTTCTTTCATTCTTGGAAAAATATTTTCTCATTATTTCATTGTAGTATCTCTTGGAATATCTCTTCATTTTCTTTGGCTTAGTAGTAAAAACAGAGTGGTCTTTCTTTTTCCGTTCCAAAAGTTCTCGTAATATTTTATGACCTAATATTAATAAATCTTTTTTTGAAACTTCACTTAATTTCATTTCAGT